GTGGCCGCTGCTCGTGGCGCTCTGAAAAACGCCGGCCCTCCGACCGAGCCGCCGCCCTTCCGCCGATTGCAGTCACCACAGGCCGCAACCAGATTCACCGGATGATCCGGGTAGATGCCCCTCCGCCGGCACTCGAGCACGGATATGACATGGTCTACCTGATCGGCTGGCCCGCCACAGTAGGCGCAGACACCACGATCCCGAGCGAGGATGAGAGCACGCAGCTTCCTCCACTTCCGGGTGCTACCACTCATGTTGACAGTCCGATGGCCAGGCGGACCAGCCCATACCAGAGGAGTCCACTGAGGGTGATGGCGATAACCCAGGTGCGGAGCGGAAGTCTGAGTACGGGCTTCATAGCGGCATCGTGTCTTCGATGTCGGTGTCGTCGGGTTCGCCGAGGGTGATCCGGTCGTAGTCCTCGAGCATCCCATCGAGCATCAGTAGAAGGTCTCGTAGCTTTTCGACATCGAGGTTGAAGTGGACCGCGGCTGTCGGTGTGTGGACTTGGATCTCTCCGGATCCGTTGACGTTGAGGTCGACGTGCATCCGGTTTCGTGGGTCGAGCCCGTGGACTTTGATGGCGAGGGCGATGCTCACTCCTGGCCGGCCAGTCTCTTCAATCTGTCGATCCGGGCCTCGGCCTCTTCGATGAGATGGTCGTAGTCGGATGCGATATGCGGGAAGGCGTAGGGCATCCACCGTTCGAAGTCGTAGGCGGCTTCTCGCATCGCATAGGCAGCGTCGAGAGCACCTTCGATAGCTTCGCTGTGGTTCTTGTCAGCCGGATGCTGTTTCAGCCGGACACCATCATCAACGATCGGCACAGGCACGTCGTCGGAGTAGCGGACCACGTCGGGGATGTCGACGACCCGGACACTGCCTGGATCATCAAAGACCGGATGCTCCGGAAACTCATGCTGGAACGGGTCACGGGTCCAGCTCTCCGGGAGGTCATCGATTCTCATATGGCTCCTCTCTCACGAAGACGGTCGAGGAGGTCCGAGTTCTTAGCTTCGAACAGCGACGTGTCCATCAGCTCAGGTTGGTTATACGGTTCCTCGGTTACAGGCTCACCCTGCGCCCCGGTTTGCGCCCTGGTTTGCGCCCCGGTCCAGGGCTCATCCTGTGTTGTCGTCCGGGTTTCACCTTGAGCCTCGGTCCGGGGCGCAATATGAGTCACGGTCGGGCGCAATCCGGGTATTCGCACGTTGTAGACCACGGCCCCTACCCACCGTCCGGATCGGTCCCGGCCAGGCCATGACTCGACCTCGAGGATGCCCAGGGCGCGGAGCTCGCCTGTAGCCCGGGTCACCGTCGCCTGGGACAGTCCGGTCTCTTCGGCGACGGTCGCCCGACCGGGAAAACTGTTCTCACCATGCTTGTTGGCGTGGTTCGCATAGATGAGCAGTACGAACCTTTGCGTGACGGACAGCAGGTCAGCCGGCAACGCCAACACCGCGGACATAGCCTGGATGCTCACCGGTCAGTGTGGAAGAACTGCCGTAGTTTCGAATCAGCAATCACCCATTTCCCGGCCAGGCGGACCGCGCCGGGGATCGTCTCGTCCCGGAAGTAGCGGCGGACGGTCTGCCGGTCCACGGCGAGCAGCGATGCGACGTACTCCACGTCCCGTAGGGGATCGTCGATCGGATGTTCTGTAGTCACCATGGCCTCACTGCTACAGCCCGCACCCCAGACCAGTCAATTGTCAGATAACAGCTCTTACCACGTTATAACGCGTTGTGCTACGATCTGCACGCAAGCAGACATCAGAAGGGACAACGCGATGCAACTCGTCAGGATCAAGGGAACCCGGTTCGGGGTCTACAAGAGAACCCGGGCCAACGGCGATGTGGTCTATGTGGCCAAGCACTTCGACCAGGACGGCGTCTTCCGCCAGCCCACATTCAAGGAAGCCGCCAAGGCCAATCGGTTGGTCAAGGAGGCCTTCCGAAACTGGGGTGGTCGGCGCGCCGACAGTCAGCCGGCCTACTCGATGACCGAGCTGATCGATGAGCACATGGTTGAGAGGGAGCGACGCTTCGCGACTGGGTTGTCCTATAAACAGGGCGGGCTCGCCGAGAACACGATCATCAGGGACCGCTCAGCAGCATCGCGGATAAGAGACCATTGGGGAGCCGAATCGGCCCGGGATCTGACCAGGCGCGCGGTAGAAAGTTGGTGTCGCTCGATGCTCGAGGAGGGATGCAGCGAGTCGACGGTCGGCGGATATGCCGGGGTGCTCCGAAAAGCCTTCCGCTATGCGATGCGAGACGATGGGCCACTCCGGGATCTCGATTCCAACCCGGTCCCGGAGATCAGTGTGGTCACCCGTCGTCCCGGTCAGGCGTTCACCGCGGAGCAGACCTGGGCCATCGTCGATGGCATCCATCCCGCCTACCGCGCCTTCGCCTACACCCTGGCCTTCTCGGGAATGCGGATCGAAGAGGTCTGCCAGCTCGACGTCAAAGACTTCGACCCCGAAGCCCATGAGCTCCGGGGAGGCATCAAGACCGACGCCGGTATCAATCGACCGATCGCCATCGACCCCCGAGTGGCCCGGCTCATCTCTGAGCATATTGGCGATCGGACCGCCGGACCCCTCTTCTTGAACACCCGAGGCAACCGGGTCAACGCGGACGCCTGGCGGCGACGTCACTGGCGGCCAGTCGTGGAAGCTCTCGGCATCCCCACCGCCCAACCACATTGGAACCGGCACACCGCGGCCACTCTCGCCGCTGAAAACGGGGAGACGATCTGGGACATGATGAGCCACTTCGGTTGGGCCGATCCCCGTCAGGCCAACCGCTATGTCCATCTGGCCCGTAAGGGCATCCGGTCGATCGCCGACACATCGATGCCGCCTGCACCGCTCCGCAAGGTGGTGCAGAGAGGTCTATGACGACCCCAATCTGGTGCTATCTGGTGCAGAATCCGCCGAATCGCCAATAGATAGTTGAGTTTCCTGCATATTCGACACGCAAGAGGTCGGCAGTTCGAGTCTGCCAGGGCCCACTCCATGAAACCCCAGGTCACCCTGGGGTTTCACCATTTTCATCCGATGGCCATTGACGATTCGGCTGCCAGCCGTCACCCCGCCACGGGTTAACCTGATACGGCCCGATAGGTCGCATATCAGGGTATTACCTCCAAAAGTGGTGCAAAAGTGGTGCAGAATCTTCCCCTCGTCCTGCTACCCGGCGAGGTCGAACAGTTGTTGCGGATGAGCCGATGGACTCTGAAGCGGCAACGGGACCAGGGTGAGCCACCCGGTGCACTCGCTATCCGGGTCGGACCGAGACTTCTCCGCTACCCGACCGCCGCGGTGCAGGACTATCTGGAAACCCAGGGTGTGAGCCGGGCCGAATCTGGCCGGCGGATCCTCGAACTCACAAGTGACGACCCCGACGACGGCGAGGATGGCCGATCAGATAGGCGGTGAGGTAGGCGAGAAGAGCGACCGCGCCCACCCCTAGAAGGATGCCCAAGGCGAGCTGGCCGAGCTGATCCGTCAGATCACCTTGGCCCGGTCCAGGTAGACCATCATCTGCTCGACCTCGAGATCGTCTCGAGGGTGGCTGTCCTCGGTGAGAATCCCCGCCTTGTGGGCCTGGGTCCAAGCCTTCTGAGCCCAATCTGAGACTTCCTCCCAGTTGGGCTCTCCGTTGGGACCTTCCATCTCGTCTCTCCTTTCCCACGTCACGTTCTTACAGTCGCCCGGCGCGACGTTGATCTGCCAATGCATGGCGTCGGGGGTGGACCATCGGCCGCCCCAGGTGATCGCCTGCTTCCCGTTGGCTCGTATCCCCTCCATACGTCGGATGAAGTCGGCCGGGTAGTTGTGGCGGAGCGGCGACCCGTACGGGTTTTTGGCCGGGTTCAAATCGAGGGCCAGGGCGTAGGCGTGGATCGACATCGATGATGACCCGGAGATGGGCCGGCAGTTGTAGGTGCCGCCCGCCGACTCGAGGAACAGGTAGGGGGTGGTCTCCATGATGTCGATCACCGCCTCCCATACCGGGGCCGATTGGTCGGCGATCGAGAGGGACCAGGTTTTCCCGTCGCCGGGGAAGGCGGCTTTGCGGAATTTGGCCGTGTTGCATTCCCAGGGCGCCCACCATTCCCGGATCTGTGAGCTACTCGCCATGACGGTCCTCCCGGTCGTAGGGTCTGAAGCCGTTTTCGGTCATGTAACGGCGGAGGGCCCGGGCGACGAAAGCGCCGACGACCAGGCCGAGACCGAGACCGAACCCGCCGAGACCGACCGCGATCATCGTCTCGAGGGCGGTCATCTTCTCAGGCGCCGGCGGGTACCGCCTTCGAGGAGACGGTTTCTGCGTTCCCGCAGGTGTTGCAGTAGGTGATGATCACCCGGATGAGCTGGCCGAACAGGTCGGCTTCGACGTATTCGACCTGTTCGAGCTCGGCTGACCGGCACCAGCGACACCGTTCCATACGGTGTAAGAGTACCGCTCAAGATCGCGAAATTCGTCACTGTTCCTCTTTGGCCTCGTCGGGTTTGGGCAGGGTTTTCCGGTCCCAGACGAGGATCCCGTCCTTCTTGTATCCGAGCCGGCCGGGTTCGAGGCCTCGTCCGCGGGAGGCCATGAGCTGGTCGGGGCTGATCCCCAGATGTTCGGCGGCCTCCTCGAGTGTGAGGGTGCTCTTCTGTCGTGGCTTCTTTTCTGCCATGGGTTCCTCCTAGGTGAGTTGGACCGCTTGGGCGTAGAGCAGGCTTCCGGTGAGGGGACTGGTAGCCGAGCTGCCGTTGTGTTTCATTTCGATTGTCACTGTGCGGGCTCCGGTAGTGGTCATGCCGGTGCGGAAGCCGATCAGGGCGTAACCGTCCACGTCCCCCGTGACCGGAAGGTTGACCGCGGTCTGGGCGGTGCCGTCAATGTTCATCCGGGCGTCATATGTTCCGGTGACTGGAGCGTTGGCCGTCCAGGTGGCGGAACAGAAGCAGGCCCATGAGCCCCAGTAGGTGGGGATGGTCAGCGAGACGGTTCCTTTGGCCACATATGAGGTGGTGGTCGTACCCGAGATGGCACCGGAGCCGGGTAGGACAACACCGCCACCGCCGGCCCCGGTACCGCCCAGAGGCACCCAGGCCGAACCGTTGTAGACGTAGACCAGGTTCACATCCTGGAGGTAGGACAGGTCCCCTTCCGTTGGGGTGGGATGTCCCGCGGTGCGTGCCGCGGCCGAGGCGTAGCGTTGAACTGTCCGGTCCCTGATCGCATTCCCCCATGAGGATTGGATCGGATTGCCGGATATCACATTGGCCTGTTCGGGCATTGCTCAGCTCCCTTCGAAGGTTTGGGCGTCGTCCAGTTGGAGGATCAGCACCCAGTCGTCGGCGGTGATCCGATGGTGTATCCCCATGACGTGGACTTCTTTCTCATAGGACCAGCCCCAGGCGGATTGGACGAGAATCGACAGCCGATCCCCGAACCGGGTGTCATAGAAGAGCCGCTGCCGGTCCTCCCCTTCAGCGGCTTCCACCGGAACGACGGTCACTTCTTCGATCCGTAGCCGCGACGTGCTGAACGCGTCGACGTAGCGGGCGGCGAGGATGGCAACATCAGCATCCTGATCGTTCTCCAGGTCGGTGCGCTGATACGACCGGATCCCGTGCTCGCCCTGGGATACGGTGTCTTCAGCCTCCTGGACGGTGCCGCCCACTTTGGCGAAACCGACATGGTTGATCACCCGGGCCGCCTCCCATGAGGCGACCACTCTCACCACGTGGCCGGCGTCGCGTTCGAAACCCTCCCATATGCCCGTATCCCAGACGGCGGTATCCCAGAGAGCGGCCCCGGCAGGTACGGGGAGCTCTGAATAGCCCAGATAGCCCTGGACGTTGACCGACCGGGTATCCGTGGTCAGCCAGTCCCGCGCTTTGAACACGGCCCGTCCCTCATTGTCCGTGTAGAAGGCACCCCCCTCCGCGTCGGCCGCCCGCTGGCATTCCTCGAGGACCGTCTCGGCCAGATAGGAGGTCTGCATGGTGTGCTCCCCGGTCTGAATATCCCGGTCTGCTACAGGCCAGCCGATACGGTCGAGGGCAGCTTCCACTCTTTCGTCAGTGGTCTGAACCCCGGTGGGAGTGTCCAACATGAGCGGGTTGACCGCGGCGAGCGTTGCCATATGGCCGACACATTCCAGGGTGGACGTGTTGGCATGCCCCGCGTCGTCGTAGGAGTCGAACACGGCGTCGATGATCCCCGTGGCCAGGGTCACTTTCGTACCGGTCGTTTCGTCGGGGATGACCACCACCCGGATACGGCGGCCGGGCCGGAACGGGAGCGGCCAGACTTCCACTCCGCTCTCCGCGGTGAAAGCCCCTGTCGTGTTGTCGACTACCACCCGTGCGGTGCCGGTTTCGAAGCGTTCCCCCCAGCGGGCTGTGCCGGCGTCGAGTTCGACTGAGAAGATGTAGGGGGTGATGTCCGCCCAGAAGTCATCGTCGGTCGCCCACAGTCCGGTATCCCACAGGGACGTATCCCAGACGGCCAGGGTGGATCCTTCCAGGCCGGTGTCGATCTCGACCCGAACGTCGATGGGACCGCCCAACCAGTGGAGGATCTGACCGGGCGGGGGAACGGTGAGGGTCATCAGTACCAGAGCTCGAGCAGGTCGTGTTCCCCGCCGCTACTGATGGTCTCGTCGACGAGGGTTATGTCTTCGACCATGATGAAGGCGGGGGCTGTCGTTCCGGCGTTCCATTCGTGGTTGCCGGTGCCGGTGATCCGGGCGTAGGACGCTTTGTAGGTGTGGCTGCCCGCGGAGGGGAGGCCGATCCAGGCGAAGTCGAAGCCCGATTCGCCGTTGATTCCCGAGAAGCGTTTTGTCGAAGCGGCTAGTTGGGTGGAACCTTCCCGGATGTAAGCCTGGCCTCGGTCGGTGGCCACAGACGATGTGGTCGTAGGCACATGGACACTGACCCGGATACGGCGGCTCGCCCCGACCGTGACCGCCACGGATAGGCCGGTGATGTCGGTGATGGTGGTGATCCCGGTCTGGTTGGCGGTTATCTCCGCATAGCCGAGAATGCCTACCGGCCCGATCGTCGTACTGCCTCCGCCGCCGGCGGCGGCTGGGACCGTGTAGACGTCGGGCAGGTCCCGTACCAGTTGGATGGTCCCGTTGGGTATGCGGATACCGCGGACGCCGGGATGGTCCGCTTTGACGAATTGGCGGGATGCGAGGTCGTCGGGGTCGAAGACGGCGCCGAGGGTGAAGCCGTCGAGGGTGGGATCGCCGATCCGTGCCAGGTCGTAGATGCCCTGTCTCATCGTGCTCTCACCGGTATCGCCCCGTTGGACCGTTGATACCGTTGGAGGGCTTCGACTACGGCACGTGATATGGCGTTCGGGTCGGCTCCCATTCCGGCGTTGACCGTGATGTTGAAGGTGGACGGTCCCGCCGTGGTGCCTGCAGGCAGGATGGTCTCGTTGTCGTGGAGGAGTGCCAGGCCTGATGCTCGTCCTGGGGGGGCGTGGAAGGTGCCGCCGGTTTGGAAGCTGGGAATGTTGGGGGTGTTGATGGTGAACCCGCCGACTTTGCCGCCCCAGGGAAGGGTGATCGACGGGAAGGTGATCTTGAAGTTGTTCCACTTGTCGATCACCCAGTTGAGGGCGGAACGGAAGGCGTCTTTGATCCCATCCCACATACCGGATACGGCGCGGCCTACCTTGCCGGGAAGCCCCGACAGGAAGTCGATGATCTTGTCCCAGGTCTCTCTGACGAAATCCCAGACCTTGCCGACACCCTCTTTGATCTTGTCCCAATGTTTGATGAGGATTCCGATCAGCGTCCAGTTCATGAAGAAGGAGACCAGCCAGTCGGCCACCGTTTTGATGGCGTTTTTGATCCCCTCCCATACGACAGACGCCACCTGTTTGATCTTCTCCCAGGTGGCTTTGAGGAAGGCGCTGATCTTGTCCCAGTTCTTGATGATGAGGACGACGAGGCCGATGACGGCGGCGGCGACGAGGATGATCGGCCCCATCGAGATGAGCCAGGCGGCAGCCACTTTGGCGGCATGAATGAGGGATTGGACGCCCATCATCGCCCAGGCGGCGATCTGTTTGCCCACGTTGGCGACGTGCAACGCGGTGGTTTTCGCCATTGTCTTGATGTTGTTGAGGAGACCGCTTTTGATGGCTTCGAGGGCGGGAGCGGCAGTGTTGGCGATACCACCGGCCAGGTCGGCCCAGCCCTGCAGGTAGGCGGATAGTCCTGCTTCGCCGGGGCCGGCCATGATGGCGGCGGTACCGTCGATCATGTCCCGTAACCCCATGATCCGGGTTTCGGCGGTGTCCGCCCCTTCCCCCAGTCCCGACCCGACCTTGTCGCCCGTCTCTTTGGCTTCGGTGGCGAGGTCCTGGAGGTTGCCTTCTGTCGTGTCGATCGCCTTGTCGACCTGTTTGAGCCCACCCTCCGCGCCGGACAGGGCCCCTTTCAGATCTGAGGCGTCACCGACGATTTTGACGGCGATGGTGTTACCGGCCACGTTGTGACTCTTTCACCAGCCGTTTGTGATGGTCGAGGAAGACGGTCAGCTCCCGGTTGGTCAGAGCCCACACATCGCGTGGTGTGAGCCCGTAGGTGGCGGCCAGTTCCGGCATCAGGTTTTCGACCCTCCGTTGGAGGCTGCCACTTTTGGGCTGTCGGGCATGGCCTCCTGCAGGCTGGCAAGGTCGAGGTCGAAACCGTCCAGTTCGATGTGGGGGTAGAGGGTCTTCAATTTGACGAAGATGACCGCCTGGATCACCCGCGGAGAGGTGAGGGTTTCGACGGCTTCTGAAGCCAGAGCGGCGAAGGTCTGCTCTCCCAGTATCTGTTCGAGGCGTACCGACTCTCTCATCGTCAGCGTGGACAGGTCGAGGTCGAGGGTGAGCTCTTCTGTCCCTTCCTCCTGGTCTACCTGGATGGTGATTTCGGCCATTAGCTGTCGACCCAGTCAGCGTCGATGGCGTCGAGGAGGGCACGCTCATAGTCGGCGGGTACATCGCCGGCGTCGGCGAGGGCGTCGGTGAGGAACGGTTGGCCTCTGTAGCTGCCCGGGTAGCCGCCGTAGTGGACGACCACCGCGTAGGGCAGTCCTTCTCCGGCTTCTATCAGGGCGTCTTCGGGGCCGGCGGTGACCATGATCGAATCGGCGAGGCGTCCGCTACGACGTGGAGCGCGGGCGCGGGCCCGGGCGGCGATGGGCTGGGCGAGCTCGTCGCCTATCCGTGTGGTGATCTGGTCGAGGTCCCGGGCGAGTCCGGTCAGATTGCGGGCTAGCTGATCGGCCCCTTCCACAATGATTTCAGGGCTGCCCATCTCACTCAGGGGGTACCAGGCGCATAGGTGATCTCGCCGGCAGTTGTCGCCTCCAGTGACCAGTCCCATTCACCGTCCGCCGCTGATTCGGTGGTCAGTGAGGTGATGGTGCAGTTCCCCGAGTACACCCCGGCGTCGGTGGCGCCGGCTGCATCACCGATCTGGATGGTGAAGGCGATCGGCTGGGAAGCGTCGAAAGCGGCCTGCAGGTCGGGCAGCTTCTCCACTGAGATATGGCCGGAGGCACTGATCGTCCCCGTCTTCTGACCGCCCAGCGAGTAGGCGAACGACGAACCGAACACCGGTTTGGTCATGATGTTCTTCGACTGTTCCAGGCTGATCACCGATCCGACCGTGGAGAAGTCGTCGGCGTTGAGGGTGATGGTCGCCTCGTAGCCGGGAATGAAAATGGGCAATGCCATGGGTTACCTCCTTACGCGGTGTATTTGAAACGGATCAGATTGCGGGCGGCCACCATCTGGCCTTGCTGGTTGCGGGGTACCCGCGGCTGGCGTACCAGCTCCCAATGGGCACCCACCGAATAGCAGGCCTGCTGGATCCGCAGGTTGAGCAGCGCCGCCTGGTCGATCCCCGCTTCGGGCTCTTTGATCGAGACGATCACCCAGACCTCCCACCGTTCCACCACCGTCCCGTGGGTGTCCGGTTCCAGCCAGTTGTCTCCCGGCATGACGATCACCTGCGGAGGAGAGAAGGTGGAAGGGACCGCCGCGACGAAGAGAATGTCCCCGCCGAACTCGGTTTTCAGGGCTTCCTTCATGTCGGCGCGCGAGGGCATTCATGCCACCCCCCAGGCCGCCCAGAGTTCGGTTCTGATCCAGTCGGCAGCAGCGTCGATAGCCCGCTGCACATCAGGCAGCCGCTCCGCGGGGAAGGATGAGGGATCAGCCTGGAGTCCGTTGCGGATCACCTCATCAGTCGTGACCAGGCCGGCCAGATCCTCGACCTCCGCGATCGCATAATGCAGCCCGTAGAGCAGCTCGGCGATCTGATAGTCCGGTTTGGCGGTCGGGGTACCCCATTCGGACATTTCCCCGTAGAAGCCGAGCGGGCCGGTAGGGAGGATCAGGAACCGGGCCGCCTTTTGGATCAGCGCCGAACGTATACGTTCCGTCTGGCCCGCGGTGGGATCAGGAAGGGTCATGGCTGAGCGCCTTCTACCTCCTCGTCGCCATCGTCGTTCTCATCCTCTTCCGGATGCGGTTCGGGCTCGGGCTGGATCTCGTCGGGCTCGGGGGCCGGGTCTCTTTCTGTCATCGCTCCTCCTCAGGTGGCGGTGTGCTTGATGATCCCTGCCGGATAGAGGGGCAGGGAGATGGTGGCGCCGAGAATGCCGATGTCCTGGCCCATCAGGGCCACGTTGTTGGCGGTGACCGTGTCCGGTGGGCTCTCCGAGTTCCGCAGCGACTTCTGGTTGAACTGGAGGTCGGCAGTCAATGCAGGAGCGTGGAAGGCGGTGATCCCGGCGAAGCTGACCGCTTCGGCGGTGAAGTCGGGGCCGGCGCCGAACGAAACGGACGGTTGACTCGGGTTCAACAATTGGACCAGGGCCAGCCATGACGCCGACGTCAGACCCAGCATGTTGCCGGGCTGTCCGGTAGCGGTGAGGATCTCACCCGATGTGGTAACCACTCCGGCGACGAAGTTGCCCCAGTCGGTGAAGTCGAGGACCGCCCCACCCACCGTGGCCGCGATCACCGAGTCGGTGGCGAATTCGGTTTCGGTCACGATGGCGTACTGGTCGAGCAGGTCGGAGACGATCACATCGACCGCGGACGGGCTCGACTGGCGGATCAGCTCGAGGCTGACATCGACCGCGCCGGCGAACCATTCCATCGTGTAGAGGCCGGCTTCGACGGTCAGCTCCCTCGAGGCGACTTCGGTCTTCTCCCCGGACCGTTTCGCCACCTGGGTGTGCTGGGTGATCCTGGGGAACTGGATGCCATACCCGGAGGCGGGAAAGGCGACCGACCCTGCCGCCGAGAAGAGCGGGCGGAGCGGAGCGAGCACTCCGAGGATCTCGCTCACATAGGAGACAGGGACCAGACCGGAGGCGTTACCGGGTGCGGTGCCGATCACATCGGCCAGGGCCCTCTCCTCGGTCGGCTTCTTGGCGACCATGACGACCAGCTCGGCAAAGGCCTGGCGGAGGGTCATGGCCGGTTCGGCAGGTGCTCCGGGGGTGACGATGTTGGCGATCTGGTTGCGGACCTCGCGGAGCTGGATCGCCTGGTCGTCGAGTCGTGACTCGATGGGCGCCAGGTCGAGGCTGGCGGGCTCGGGGACGGTCTCTTCGACCATCACTTCGGGTTCGTCCATTCTTTCCTCCTCGCGGACGGCCAGCACGCCCGCGGTGGGGTATGCCGGGAAGGTGACCAGGCTCGTCTCTCTGAGCCTGGCCTGTATGTGGTGTCGGACACCGTCGACCATGCGAACTTTGGCCATCTCGAAGCCGATTGACAGCCCACGGATGATCCCGTCATCGATGAGGGAGCGGATCTCGCGGCCCCGGTCGGTATCGGCCAGCCGGAAGGTGCCATAGGCGCCGTCCTCCTCCTCTCGGAGGTCGGTCATCCGGCCGATGGGCGCGGTCACGTCGTGCTGCCATAACAGGACGACATCACTGGGCTCCACCTCGGAGAACACACCCGGCTCGAACCGCTCTGAGAAGTCGGCCCGGAGGATGGTCTCTCCGTAGGGGACGATCCGCCCCTCGAGGGTCCGACCATCGCCCTCTGCTTCGGCGCGGATCTCGAGGGGCAGGCTCAATTCGAAGGTTCTCATACGGGTGCTACCTCCTGTACCGGGCTGGTCATGGGAAGGTCGGAAAAGCCGGTCTGCTCAGCGGCGCTATCAGGGTCGACACCGGCAGCGACAAGCATCTGCAAGGTCCGGGCCCGGGTTTCGAGTGATTCGCGGTAGAGGGGGCTGGTGTCGAAGGTGAGGGCCGGCTGGCCGGAGAGAGCAGCCCAGGCTTGTTCGATAATGGTGATGTAGGGGCTGAGACAGTATTGGACGAAGTCGGCGCCGACTTCGGCCAGGTTCTTGTAGGTGATCGACCCAGAGCCACCCTGGATGGCGATTTCGAGAAGGTCGCCGGGTATGTGGAAGATCCGGGCGACCTCCTGGGCGTTGGAAGCTCTGGTCTCTAACCATCCGATGTCCGCGGGGCTGAGCTCGACCGGCTGGTAGGCCATCCCACCGGACAGGACCGCGGTGTTACGGCCTCCGCTGCGCGCGGTGTTCCATTGGGATTTGAGCTCGTCGGCTTCCTCTTTGGAGAGTGCGGTGGGAGCGGTGAGCACCCCGGAAGGCACCCCGGAGGCTCCGAACAGGGATGACCCGTACTCTTCGGAGTAGGCGGCACCCTCCCAGGTCATCCGCGCCGCTTCTATCGGTGAGAGGCCTTCGAGCTGGCCGGCGCGGGGATGGAACCGGAGATGAGAGATCCGCGACCGGGCGACCTCTTCGGTTTTCCACCGGTAGGAGCGGAGGCGTCGACGGAACTGGTCGTCCCATTCGACGTCCACGTCGGCCGGGTCGAGGACCTGCATCGAATCGATACCCCGGTCGGTGGGGGTGAGCAGCCAGAAGGCGTCGCCATGCCAGCACAACGATTGGACGGTTTCGAAGAAGAAGTTGAAGCGGGTGTCGAACGGGTCCGGCTGTCGAGACAACGGCGTGGTCTCAACCGTCTCCAACTGAGCGACGGATGCCGAGATCAGATCGATGGCGGCATAGACAGCCGGTACCCGTTCGGGACTTACCTGACCGTGGTACTGATGCCAGACGACCGCGTCGAGCTGCCATTCGATGGGATAGGCAGACGGGTCGGTGTCGGTGTGGCGAGTCTCCAAGTGCGGTGTCTCATCACCGCGGAACCACCCGAGAAGACCCATGTCGGGAAAACTACACCCACGTAACTCAACCTTCAACCTCTAGTTGACGGTTAATGAATGGCGTAGACGGGTCGGGGTCGGGACGCCAGGTATACCGCGCGGGCGGTGGCCGTGACCGCGGGGATCGGTTCGGCGCCGCGGGTGATCCACCATCGGCCTTCCCGGGTTTCTCTCCGCGCGGCGTGGGCCAGTTGGGCGTCGAGGGCTTCCCGGCCGGGATGTCTGAGCCGGTCGGTTGTGAGCAGGTCGATGAGGGTCTGACAGGCGGAGACCCAGGCTCTGCCGGTCACGGCCTGGGTGGTCCAACCGGATGTGGTGATGTGGTCGGCGAGAGCCTGGGTTGTCCAGGGGTCGTAGCCGATGAGGCTAGGACCGAGCTCTGACATTTCCCGTTCGACCAGGGCTTCCAAACCGTCGAGGTTGCCGGTCCGGTAGAGGACGAGGTCGGTGCCGATCCGCCCGTCGCTCATCTGCCAGGCGGCGACCATTGCCACTGCGTTGCGGTCGGGGTCGATGTCGATGGAGAGGACCGGCCGGGTGGGGCCTGCCGGTCCTTCCATTGTCCCGGATCTGGCGGCGTCCCAGAGTGGTGCGGGGACCGCCCTGGTGCCGCTGATGTCGACCCATCGGCACAGTACTTCGGTCTGGAACGCTTCGGGGGTGAGAGTGGCGTGTAGATGGGCGATCCGCTCTTCGTCGATCAGCGCGCCGAGCGACGGATTTGCCTGGGACCATGCTTCGGGGCTGTCGTCGGGTAGGGCCGGATCGGCTGACCATTCCATCCAGGCCAGGCTCGGGTCTCCCTCGAGGCCTCTCGCGCGCAGCTGGTTGAGGACAACCGAGTCCGGGTCGCCGGCGTTGGAGGCCCACCACACCTGAGGGTTGGGGCTCGTGTTCTGGGTGGGGAGGATGGCGGAGACGAAGGACGTGTCCCGGTATTCCCGTACTTCGTCGAGGACGATCAGGTCGGC